GTAATATTGCTAAGCAAAATAAAAACGTTTTATTAGTTACTTTAGAGATGTCAGAGTTACTATATGCTAGACGTATATGTTCTAACGTAACTAAAATACCTATGAAGGAGTTAACTTCTAATACCCCTACTATTAGAAATGTTATCAATAGAGAAGAAGGTAAGATATTTATTAAAGAGTTTCCACCATCGACTATTACACCTACGCAGTTAAAAGCGTTCGTTAAAAAGTTTCAGGAGAAAGGTATTAAGTTAGATGCTATTGTTTTAGATTATTTAAATCTACTTCATTCACCGGTTGGTGCTAACTCATATGAGCGGATTAAGAATGTAACTGAGCAAGTACGTGCTATGTCATATCTATTTGAATGCCCTATAATTTCAGCAACGCAGTTAAATAGAACAGGCTTTGATCAAGATAATCCTGACCTAGCTACTATATCAGAATCGATAGGCTTAGCTGCAACAGCTGATGTTATTGTTAGTATTTATCAGAATCCTGAGGATAGGGAGGTAAATCTTATTAGATTAGGTATGATGAAGAATAGGTATGGAGCTAGAGGTATGACTCAGCCTATGAGTATTGATTACTCTACATTAACGATTGAGCAAGCTGATGATATAGACTTAGAGGGTGACGAAGATGATACTCTTAATGCGTTAGCTGCTATGGCATTATAACAATTCACCCATAAATACAACAAGTGAATGTATTAATATTTACAAATACATCTTTGGATGGAGCTGCTTCTGCGTTGTTTATGAAGTGGTTGTATAGTAAAAAAATAAAAGAATTTATTGTAGTTGAAGCAACAGAAACAACTATTGTTAATGATATTAAATCTCGAGAACTTACACTTGATCATTATGATAGGGTTTTTGTATTAGGTTTATGTTTATCAGAATCTCAAATTAAAGAGGTAGATAAATATAAATTAGTAGTTTTTGATCACCACTTATCACATGCCTCTGTATTGAATAATTATCATGATAGTACAGCAGTTGTTAAAAAAGATACATCTTGTATATCGCTAATACACAATAAGTTTAAATCAGCTATTAACCTTACCGAAGCGCAAGAGCGTTTAATAATGTATGTTAATGATTATGAAAGTTTTAATTTAAAGCATAGTGATTCTTTTAAATTAAGCGCTATATTTTTTACTTACAATAGACCGAAGGTAGTTAAATTTATTGAAAGTTTTGAGCAAGGCTGGCGTGAATATAATATTCAGGAAAAGAATGCAATAAAAATTTATGTCAAAAAATTTAAAGAGCAATTAGAGAATAAACCTAACTTCGGTACTATTAAAAATTACAAGACCGTAGCAATCTTTGCAAATGCTTTAGTAAGCAATATTGCACATTATATTATATCTAAGTATTCTTCTGAAATAGGTATTGTTGTAAATTTAGATACAAATAGTGTTTCTTTTAGACGTTGTACTCATTGTGATGTAGATGTTAGTATTTTATCTAAAACATTTTGTAATGGTAGCGGATCAATTTGCGCTGCTGGAGGTGATCTTACACCACAATTTGCTGAACTACTTAAAGATTTTAGCCCATGATAAACAATAGTATAAGTACACCATCTGCAACGTTAGTTGATAGCGAGACTGAACATTTACTTTTATGTTTCTGCACATACTGCGGTCTTTTAAAAGGTAAGAAACTTTCGTTACAGAATGTTTTTGTGTTAATATTAAAGGATAGAAGGTTGCGTAATATACTTAAGTCGTTATTATCAATAGATAACAATTATGAATTATTTAAAACATTTTTAAGCTTTGAACCATCTATTGCTGATTCGAAATATATTACCAAATTCCTTAATACGCAAAAAAGTGTATCTTTATGATAACGCAGCTAGAGCAAAATATATACAATAGCTATCTTTATGCAGCTCGTACGAGTAAAGATAAGCCGTTTAGACCACGTAAGAATTTTTCGAAGATTGGTGAGATGGATTGCGCTTATCTGAAGAAACTTTCTATATTCTTACAACGATATAATCATATTAATCTTAACGATTGGTTTATTGCACCTTATAAAATTTATGGCGCGGATGAGTATTTTGATCTACATTTTTATACTACGCGTAAAGCGTTGAAATGTTATACTACTCATATCAAGCAACAGGAAATGGAAGACCCAGATAATGAATCTACAATCCAAAGACTAAAAGATAGTTTACATTTCATATACAATTATTGTATAGAACACAATTTAACAGTAGGTGAATATATCAAGGAAGAGACAGGTAACTTACCGACTATGTTACAGCATATAAAAGATCATAAAATTAATTTTTATATGTTGCAAACATTAGAAGTCGACTCTATATTAAGAAAGATTGAACCTTCTGTGCTAAATTTTATAGTGAGTGATTTCTGGACAATATTCTCAAAAACACGAACAAAATTTTTAAGTTCGAGAGAGCTTAAGGTAAAAGCAAGAAAAGGTCTAAACATAATAACAACAAAACTAGAAACTAAAGTAGATAAAAACTAAAACTAATATATAATATAATTATGAGTGCATTTAATACATCGATGTTCGAGTCCATCAAAGACGCGTTGGTAAGTGAAAATAAGAGTCAGTCAAACTTTAATGATATCATCTCCTGCAAAGTAGGTAATACATATACAGTAAGACTGTTACCGTTTTCAAAGTCACCGAAAGATACTTTCTTTCATTATTACAATCACGGATGGGTATCATTTGCTACCGGGCAATATGTTCAAGCTCTATCCCCTCAAACGTTTGGTGAGCGAGATCCGATTGCTGAAGAGCGTTTCCGTGCTTCACGTATGGGTTCTGAAGAAGAGAAAGAACGCGCTCAAGCTATTCGAAGAGTTGAGAAGTGGCTTGTTAACTGCTATGTTGTCGATGATCCTTCAAACCCTGATAATAACGGTAAGGTTAAGATTCTTCGTTATGGTAAGCAGCTTCATAAGATTATTACCGAAGCTATTGAAGGTGAAGATGCGGAAGAATTTGGTGCACGTATTTTCGATCTAGGGTCTGAAGGTGTTAACCTTAAGGTCAAAGTAGAGAAGCAAGGTGATTATCCAACTTATGTATCATCGAGATTTACTACAGCTGGTAAACTGGACTTACCTGAAGAACGTCAGCAAGAGCTTTATAATAATACCTTTACATTGAAAGATGTATTTCCTCTACGGTCATATGATGATCTTAAAGGTATGCTAGACGAGCATTACTTCTGTGGGTCAGACAGTAGTAATGAAGTTGCAAGTACTCCTGCAAGTCAGTCTGAATCTCCGCCGTGGAAAGAGACGTCTTCTAGTCCTAGTAACCAAGAATTAGTTACAGCAACTACTAACGATACAACAGAAACTGATATTGACGATCTTCTAAAAGACCTATAATATGAAACCGGAAGATAAAAATGCTGTTTTGCAGTTTATGGGTCAAATGTATGGTGAATCCAAAAAAAATGATGGTATGTTAGTCGGAGAATCCACTAATTTACGACCTAATTCAGATAAAGTTAAACATGTCTTTGAACAAACTCTACAAACACCTACGCGACGGGAGCCGCAAGGTAATCAGCCGGTTCCGCATGCGGTACAAGCTGCTAGGGATTTAGCCGCAGTTAATCAGCAACCAATTGCACAACCGGTCTCAGATGAGCCGGTGGTTGCAGTAGTTGAGTCGGATCCAAATCAACTTGAATTTGATTTGAGTGAGCCTAGTAATTTTGATAAGCTACTAAGTTTGGTAAAGGAGCAAAATATTATGCTAACTTCAATTATGAGGAATGTTGAGTTGATTCTTAAGAAAGATAGTGTAAAATCGTCGACATCAAAACATGTTAAAAATAAGAAATAAGCAAAACTTTTCACAATATCTAGATTCTGTAGCGAAAATTAATGATAGCGCGATATTTGATATCGATACAAACGGTATCAGTTGTTTAGTATCATCGATTGATAATACGTTAGTATTGTATACTGAATTTAAGGAAGAACAAGATATCAGTAGATCTATTAATGTACCTGATCTTAAGAAACTGCATAGAGTAGTAGATACAATAGATGAGAGTAGCTTCGAACTTAATATTAATAACAACAATCTAGAGTTTAGAGGTAAAAATGTTAAGTTTAAGTACCATCTATTCGAAGAAGGTTTTTTGACTAAGCCTGGTCTTAATTTACAGAAGATTAAAGACTTTAATTACGATATTAACTTTACAGTAGATAAGAGCTTATTGCAACAACTGTTTAAGGGTAGTACATTTGCATCAGAAACTAATAAAGTATACTTCTATACTGAAGACGGTAAACTTAAAGCAGAATTAACTGATAGAGCAAGACATAATACTGATGTATTTGCTATTACTATTGCTGATGAAGTTGATTTTACTTTAGAACCGCTACCGGTAAACTTTGATAATATTAGATTATTAACGTCTATTACTAGTAAGTATGAGTTTAGTATTAATACTGAGTATGGTGTTGTAATTGTTGATAATTCGAATAATACAACTAAATTAAAGTATATTATTTCCTCTTTAACGCAATGATTGATAAACATACTAAAAATAAACTTAAAACTGCCGGCTATTTTATTAAAAGATTACGTGATAGTGGCTTTGAAACAGTTCGTATCTTTAATGGTTATAGTCATAGTGATCCACGTAAGTGGACTATTTTAGTAGATCCTAAACAAGCTTCTATTTTTGTAACATGTTTTGAGAATACACCGTTTAAGGGTGAGTATTTATTTACTTTTGAAGATGGTAACCAACGATTTAGATCAGGTTTCAATCTTAAAACTGATTCTATTGAAGTAGTAGTTAATAAATTACTTAATAGTGGGGTTCAGCAAGTGAAATAAACTAAATAATAGTAGCGATGAAAGAGGAAGATCAATATGATGAAGGATATGATAAAGATCAAGTTAATACTGATCTTACTAAATTAATAGAAGAAGCTTTATCTAACTCTATTATTAATCAAAAAGAGTATAAGACACGTCAAGAGTTGTCAGATGTTGTAAAATCTTTGGTTGCTGAATATTTGGATAGTTTTATTATTCTTGGTTATGATTTTGATGGTAGTATTGTTGATATTCAAGCGTCAACAAGCTCTCAACAAAAAGATGCTCTATCTACTTTGATTTTAAAGTATCTTTACCTTAAGACTGGTCAAACAATACCAGGTATGTATAAAGATGATGAAACCTTTTAAGGTACGAGAAGCATACGCAGTTGAAACAGGTGATTATATAGGACAAGTTTTCATCGTCATAGACATTAGTAATAAAGGTGATGGGCATGTCTGCTGTCTAGCTCTACCAAACATGGAAAACGTTGATGTCCCAAGGGAGACGTTTATCTCCGGTAGGAACTCTGGTATAATTACATTATTAGAACAACTTCCTAAATCTGTATTTAAGGTTTCGGAAGCTCAATATTATAAAAATAGAGATACCGCAAAAATAGATGACAAAAGCAGAGAAGAAGGTTGCAAAGTATAGAGAAGCTAAAGAGCGTTTTAAATATGATAGAGATAATTCATATTACGAAGCTAGAGTTGTAGAAAATCTAGAAAGTGAGAGCTTTTTTAATCATTGGTATAATGTTTGCTGTTTTGACTTTTGTAATGCTGTATGGCGTGAAACAAGAGAGCAAAATAGGAACTTGAAGTCGGAAAATGAGTGTATTATGCTAGCTACAAGAGAAAAAGCAAAAGTAGCTAAGTTTTTACAACTTAAGTTACTTTAATTGTAAAGTAATATTGGATAATTAAAGGAACCTTTATATAATATGTTTAATGAGTAAAACTCTTATCATAGACGGTAATAATCTTATACATAGATGCTGGTGGACTGCGCTAAATCAAGCAGCACGTAATGAAAATAATACAACTGAGCAAATTGCTGGGCTGCATATCTATTTTACGTTAAATTCTATTTACTCTTATGTTAATAAGTTCAAACCTACAAAAATTATTTGTGTTTGGGATGAAAAGAAAGACTATCAACCTAATATCCGTAAAGAACAGTTAGAAGGTTATAAAGGCAACCGCTCGAATGATGCTACCCCTCATATGCAAAATGAGGCTATTAAAAAACTACTATCACATCTTGGTATACCCTCTATTTTTCCGCGTGAACGTGAAGCTGACGATATTGTATCTTACATTTGTAAGACGTTCGAAGGTCAGAAGGTTATTATATCCGTTGATCGTGACTTTTTACAACTTATAGATGGTAAGACTATACTATATGATGCTATTCGTAAAAAGGAGTTTACTTTAGAAAATTTTACTAAAGATACAGGTTATACTAAAAGTGAATGGCTTAATGCTAAATGTTTGTTAGGAGATAAATCCGATAATGTACCTGGCATCCCGCGGTTTGGTAAAGCTAAAGTTCGTAAATGGCTTGATGGTGAACTTACTCTTACCGATAAGCAAGAAGAGATCTTTACTAAAAATATGACTGTTTTTGACCTAGGTGAGGTTATGTATCATGAGACTGAAAAAGAGTATTATCAAAAGCAACTCGATGAGAAGATTGAGATAGACTGGAATTCCTTTATAAAGGAATGTGAAGCAAAAGACTTTAAAAACATATTGAAAAAGCGAGAAGAGTGGTATAATTCATTTATAATGAGTAATAAGTTAACACAATTGCTAGGATGACATTACCAGACGAGTTTGTAATAGTTAAGTTCTATGAGCTTGGTTATAGGCCTTTCTATAACAAATTCACTAATGTATATCAATGCGCTTGTCCTATATGTAAAGAAGGTAAATCTTTTAAAACTAAGCGTAGGTGTTACTATATTCCTAAGAATGAAAATATATTTTGCCATAACTGTGGTTGGTCTGGTAAACCTTTAAAATGGATAACAGAAGTATCAGGTGAGTCTGAAGCTAATGTTATAGGTGAGCTTAGAGATTATATACCATCTGCAGAGACGTTTCAAGAAGAGGTTCAAGCTCCAGTTGTTACTACAACTACCTTACCGGAAGATAGTATTAACCTATCAGATAGTAGTCAGTTAAATTATTATAAGAATAACGATATCATAAGAGCAGCGCTGCATCTTATAAAGCAGCGTAGATTAGATACAGCTATAAATAAGCCTGAAAACTTATACGTATCTTTAACAGATAAGGTTCATAAAAATAGGTTAATTATACCGTTTGTTAATGAGCATAATTCTATAGAGTTTTATCAATCTCGTACTATACTAACACGTGATAATAAAATTAAACCTAAATACTTAGGTAGAGTAGGTTCTGAGAAAACATTATTTAATATTAATAACGTCAAGCAAACGTTTGATAATGTTTATATATTTGAAGGCCCTATTAATGCATTCTTTACTAAAAACTCAGTAGCAGTAGCTGGTATTACAGAGAGAGGTAGATCGTTTACAACAAGACAGCAACAACAATTAGATACTACTTTGAAGCTACTTAAGCGTATATGGATACTAGACTCACAATGGATTGATCAAGCATCTCTTATTAAGACTGAAGCTTTATTACAACAAGGTGAAAGTGTCTTTATTTGGCCTGAAAAGTTCGGTAAGAGGTTTAAAGACTTTAACGATATTGCAATGCATTGTAAGCTAGATGAGATAAAAGAATACTTTATATCTAAACATACACACGCAGGTTTAGAAGGTATAATAAATCTATCTGCAATAAAGAGATATAATTCAGATCAACGCTGATCTTAAACGTGACGGAAAGCAGGATTGTCTGTTTGTGCTACGTAACCTCTAAATGATTCTGTTAGAGAAGCTAGCTCTGTCGCAACTCGAGTAATTTTACGTTGCTCAGATTGTTTCATTCGTTCAAAAATTGTATCCGGCTCTGCATTAGCTAATGTAGATTGAATAGAATTAGTCTCGCCATTTAGTCTAGTAAGCCAGCCATCCATTTCTGTAACCCAACCTTCAAGCTCTGATTTCATTTGAGCAGCGTATTCAGCATGTGCTCGTGCAGCGTCGACAGCAGCAGAATCATCCGTTTTTGATACTTCCACATCAACATCAAACTCATCTGAGTTAGTTTCATCATCTAATGTATCCTCAAACGCATCCTTTTCAAGATCATCAAGAGTAGCCTCATCTAGCAATGTAAAAAACCTTTTTTCGAACTTATTCATATAGTTATTTATAGCGCAGTATAAATATTTTAAGGATGAATAACGGAAATAATCCATATAGTACAGGCATCGCAAACAAAAATATTAGTCTTTCTCTCGATTCTTCGACTCAGATGCCCAAATATAGGGATGATGATAAACGTGCAATAGCACCACCTATCTTACCGCATGAACTAAATGAAATAATTGAAGTATTAGGTAATACTTTCGTTTCATTAGCGCAACTTAGTCAGATGTTAAAAAATGCTTCTGCAAATGATAGTATTGATCAACTAGGAGTTAATAAAATTGTTGATAAAATTGATACTGTTAACGAGATTATACTTGCAATCCCGGAAGATCTGGATATACTTAAGATATGATATCGATCTTCTTTTCAGTAATTTTAACATCTATAATTTCTCTATTTTTTGGATTTGGTTTAAGCAATATTATTGGTTTCTGGAATGCCTTTTCAATTGCGTTTGGCTCACAAGTAATTATTGCTTTAGTTTACAAATCATTTCGTATTGACGCAGATAAAAAGGATAATGCAGCAGTAGAAGAGCAGTTTAATGAAATATTGTCTCTATGCAGTACAAGTTTTGAATGTCCATGCACACGATATACATTTACTGAAGAATTGTTCATGAACGCAGATAATGTATTTAAATGCCCTACTTGTGGTAGTAATGTTAAGGTGAATATAAACGTATCACCAATCTTACAAACCGATGTCCTAGCTGATAATATTCAAACATCATTAGAGTCTGTTACTACTGAAGTAGAGACAACTGCATAAAGGAACTCTCATATAATTATAGTATAATAAATATGAAACAGTTTACATTTGAACTAAAAGATGGTACTACTAAGGTAATGGAATTTGATGAATTTGTCCGATGGGCTTGCTTAATTGAAGGAATTCAAAAGGTTGATGAAAAACTACAAGAAGCTAAAGTTCCTGATTCGGATAATACCTGGGTAAAGCCTCTAGCTTTTGATAAGTATATCAAAGAGCGCTTCCCGGCAATGAAACATGATCTAACTGTAGAAGCAACGTTAGGTAACATTTAAGTTACTGGTGGTGCAGAAGGTATTGGGGTAGAAGTAACAGTTGGTGTTGGTGTTATTGATGGTGTATTAGATGGTGTATGTGAAACAGATAATGTTGGTGTCACTGATGGTGTTTTAGTTGGTGTAACTGATGTTGTTACTGACTGTGTTATTGATGGTGTAAGTGATGTTGTTACTGATGCTGTTACTGACGGTGTAACTGCTGGTGGTGTAACTGATGGTGTTCTTGGTGGAGTATATGGGATTGTTGTTGTAGGTGTAACTGATGTTGTTACCGACGGTGTTTTAGTTGGTGAAAGTGTTACTGTTGGTGTCGGTGTAACTGATGGTGTAACTGACGGTGTAGGCGCGCTAGTTGTTTTAGTTGGGGTAACTGATGTTGTTACTGACGGTGTTCTAGTTGGTGTAAGTGTTATCGTTGGTGTATTCGAAGGTGAAGGTGTTACTGATGGTGATGCGGTAACTGTAGGAGATACAGGTATTGATATAGTTGGTGTAACTGATGGTGTAACCGAAGGAGATATGTAAATTTTGCACCCTAAATTATAATTCCAATCTGGTGAAAGTGGTGAATAAACTCTTACAATTGCATCTGTTATAGATTGATTAGTAGGGATTTCAACGGTACTGACTGAGCTTGTAAAGACATAAGGATTACCATCCGGCGCGATTGGTAAATTTAGTAGCTCTGGTATTGGCCCTCTATTTGCTAAGCTGTTAGTAAAGTCGGTTCTAAGGTTACCGCCATAATTATACGAAGCGCTACCTACATAAAATGTATCAACGAGTATAGTTGAATTTGACTCTACAATAAATCTCTCTGGCTTACCGCTAGGATCATAAGTAAATAATGCAAAATTATCCCGACCTGGAATCGGTTCTAATGTATTAAAATTGACTATCTGTTCCGAAGGATATCCATTATCTTCACCACAACTAAACTCAATTTCAGTACCACAGTCAACCTTTCTATACGGGCACCCAACAAAAACCTCCCAATCACTACCTGATAATGGATCGTAAACTAGTGTAGTTATTCTACTACTATCTGTACCTTTATAGAAGGTTGATAAGTAGTAAGCATTAGTTGTTGGTATACCGTCGATTATTGTTGCGCTACTATCAACATATGGATAACCATCTGGCGCCACCGTTAAGTCTGGGAAAGCTGTAAGATTATTATTTAAAAATCCGTCAATAAATGTTTGTCTACTAGATCCCTCATAATCATAATTGCTAGTACCTACATAACCAGAGTCGAGAACATTTTCATTTTCATAATTTAAAATAAATCGAATTGGTTTTGATATAGCGTTCCATGCAATATCAACAGTACCAATTGTAGCAGAAATACTATATAATATAGTTGATGGTAAATATCCACCATCGGCAGTTGATCGAAATCCGGATAACCCGCAAAATGTATCTGAAATTCCAATATTTGGTTCCATTCCTAAAAATGGTAATATACCTGGTTCTTCCTTTTCTGGGACAGGTTGTGGTGGATCTCCTAATGGGGTATCATCAACAGTAAATATAGATGTTGATAATGGGGTAAAGGTATTAGAAGTTGAAGACGGTGTTTGTGTTTTACCTTCGACATGGAAATTATCAATAATAACATTATATGAAGCATTAGTTCCAGTCAAATTTTTAACAAATGATACACCAGGCCTATATCTAGTCGAATCTGTAAAGGTTAGTGAAACATTTTCCTCAAATATGTTGATGTAATCGTAATCTGCACTTTCCCTATAATCAACATAAATAGTTCTACCATAATTACCTAACCTCGCTCTTAGCGTTTTTGTACCGCTACTTTTTATGTTAAAAGCGGTAATAGCTTTAGTAATATCTAGATATGCATACTGAGATGCTTGATCACTTCTTAGAGATATACTATTTGGGATTCGATCACTAATACCGGTACCGGTACGAACAGTACCATCAACTAGAATAGATTGTGTTCCAAAAAGCCCATTAGTATCCATACCTATACCAATAACCCCACCTTGCAGACCTACAGATTCTAATATAGTTCCACCACCGTACTGTGTGCCTGAGTAACCTAAATTAATCCCACGACCTCCATAGTCTAGATCTACACTAGCGTCTTGCAAAAATAAACATAACCCGAAACTATCTACATCTGTTTGATTTTCTAATTCATAATTAAATGACCACGTTATATCATACATAGGGGATAAACCTATTTCATGTATAGTTACTGATGGTGCCCCGCCGGCAATCTCTGTAGCAGGTGATGGGGAAGGAGTAACTGACGGTGTAATTGATGGTGATGGTGTTTGTGTAACTGATGATGTAACTGATGGTGTAGGCGCGTTAGTCGTTTTAGACGGTGTTACTGATGTTGTTACTGATGGTGTAACTGACGGTGTTTGTGTAACTGACGGTGTTCGTGTAACTGACGGTGTTCGTGTAACTGATGATGTAACTGATGGTGTAGGCGCGTTAGTCGTTTTAGACGGTGTTACTGATGGTGTAACTGATGTCGTAACAGATGATGTTGGTGTAGCCGATGGTATAAAGTCTTTCGTGGGTGTCGGTGTAACTGATGGTGTAACTGATCGTGTAACTGATGGTGTAACTGATGGGGTTTTAGACGGGGTTTTAGATGGTGAAAGTGTAACTGATGATGTAACTGATGGTGTAACTGATCGTGTAACTGATGGTGTAACAGATGGTGGTATAAAATCTTTCGACGGTGTCACAGTTACTGATGGTGTAACTGATGGTGTGTTAGATGATGTTGGTGTAACAGATGGTGTAACTGATGGTGTACCTGATGGTGTAACGGATGGTGTAACAGATGATGTTGATGTAACAGATGGTGTAACAGATGGTGTAGATGATGAAGAAGCATCCGGTGGTATAAAATCTTTCGATGGTGTAACGGATGGTGTGTTAGATGATGATGGTGTAACTGATGGTGTATTAGATGATGTTGGTGTAACAGATGGTGCAGGCGCGCCAGTAGATCTAGATGGTGTTACTGATGTTGTAACAGATGGTGTTCGTGTAACTGATGGTGTGTTAGATGGTGTTCGTGTAACTGATGGGGTAACTGAAGGAGTAGGTGGCAACGGTGGTATAAAATCTTTCGATGGTGTCACAGTTACTGATGTTGTAACTGATGGTGTCTGTGTAACCGAAGGGGTAACTGATGAAGTAACTGATGGCGTAACTGATGGCGTAACTGATGGTGAGACAGCTACAATTTCTTTACCGGTAAATTCTACGGTAGTTGTTACTCCATTTATATCTGTACCAGTTATCTTGTATCCATAATCACCTGTTTCAGTTGGTGTATCTATATAAGTGCCATTAAAATTATCTGTCCTCTCATCAAGTAATGAATAGGCACCCCCGTCTTTTTTTCTAAAAAGCTCTAATTTAGCTACTCCAAAATTATCAGTTACATTGAAAGTGAGATTATAGCTTTGTCCAAGTATTACAGGACTAGCTGGTGTTACAGAAGGGCTGCCTAAGTCTGGACCAGTTACATCGCGTGACGGTGACGGGGTAATTGATGGTGACCGTGTAACTGATGGTGTCTGTGTAACCGAAGGGGTAACTGATGAAGTAACTGATGGAGTAACTGATGGAGTAACTGATGGTGAGACAGCTACAACTTGTTTACTACTAAATTCTTCTGTAGTTGTTACCCCATTTACATCTGTAGCAATTATCTTATATCCATAATCTCCTGTTTCAGTTGGCGTATCTGTATAAGTGCTATTAAAATTATTGGTCCTCTCGTCAAGTAATGAATAAGTACCACTGTCCTTTTTTCTAAAAATTTCTAATTTACTTACCCCGAAACTATCTGTTACATTGAAGGTGAGATTATAACTTTCCCCTAACGTTATTGGACTTGCCGGGGATACAGAAGGGCTGCCTAAGTCTGGACCAGTTACATCACGTGACGGTGACGGAGTAACTGATGGTGACGGTGTAACTGATGGTGACTGTGTAACTGATGGTGTCTGTGTAACCGATGGTGTTTTAGATGGGGATGCCGGCGGTGGTGTTGGTGGTGGTGTGCTTGACGGTGTAACTGACGGTGATGACATTTATAAATATTATTTAAGCTGATGTACGAAGACTAGTGTGAAAGACTTTCCATCTTTTATTGACGTTTTATGAACGAGTTTATAGCCGAGCTTCCGAAATTCTCTAAAAACTATAGCAAAATATTCAGCTTGTATGTTAACGATAAGGCTACCTCTCTGCCTATCTTCTAATAAGAAATCAGTAAATTCTTCTGCTAGATAAAACGCACGTTCAGTAAGACCCACATCTATATTTATTCAGTAGATAAAGCTTTAACGATTTGTTCAACCTTAGACGCTAATTTAGATAGCTCGGCAAACTCAATGTCACTACTTAGCGAGATATTAAAGGTAGTTATAATTTCTTTTAATAATAAAAAATCTTCCGGAGTAAGACCTTCAACAACTAATTCATTCATATATACATTTATTCAACTTAAATAATATATCCAATCGCTTTAATAGTAACTACCTGATCTTTCCATGACTGGTGCTGAAATGCTCCGACTAGTTGCCCGTTCGGGTATCCAACTAAAGTACCAGTCGCGTTATTAGCGCTTAAGGGTAGTGTTACTTGGTTTGTTGATCTTTGATAACGGTTAGTTGGCCCATGGGTTGATGCTACCTGGTATGGTTTTGTAGCAAATAATTCTGAACTTTTTGCATAAACTAATGCTACGTTAGCATCATTGAAAGGATCATTATCCACTACAGTTGATTCTAGTATTATAGCAGAAGCTTTTTTAGGTATGGTTTCGCCAGCGTATGAAGAAGCTGAGCCGTTCCATGCCGATAATGCTGGTGAAGCGTAAAAAGTAAACGATCTGGTTTCACCTGACTGTGTTACATCAGTCCCAGTATAATTATATATTTGCCTTGGTTCATCAAACCAGTAAGTTGAGCTTGTCGCATCTCCTCCACCCCCTGCATTTGTATTTTTAAAAGCTGTTGTTCTAGTATCGATTCCAATAGATATATTACCTGTAAGAGGGCTCACACTTGTCCCAGTTTCATCTGCCCCATTTATAACTGTAGATAAACCATCTTGTATAGTAAGAGTAGATTCAACTAAAGCATCTGGAATAGCTTTGATAATAAATAAAGAAGCCTGCGCGCTAAGTGCAAAGCCAGAGTTAGTAGCAGCACCGCATAGACTATACACTGTAGATGTTGCTGGGTCGTCTTCTACTCCATAAAATGTTGAATTTAAAAAATTAGGTAGTTTAAACGTCACACCAGTAGAAGCAGTGCCATACGTTTCACCTAATACCGCAGATAATTGCGGGTAATCTACCCCATTAACAGTTTGTCCCTTACATTGTAGCCAACCAGGAGGCGCGCTCGATGCCGATACATACGGCATAATAGTTCCAACTGGAATCGGGCCAGCAGTACTATTAAAAAAGTAAGTAGTGTTTGTTGTTGGCGGTACCCATCTCAAGTTACCGTTAACATCAGTCTGTAGAAAGGTATTGTTACTAAGACCATCACCAGGAAAATCATACTCCACGTCATTAATCTCAAGCTTTTGCGGTAAATTTAAATAATTAACCGAATTAGGTCTAACACTATTTGTTTTAATTCGTGAACTACTAAGCGCTATAGCGCCAGTACCATCTAATTCTATAGAATTACCTACCGCTCTATAATCGATTTTACCTGCAGATAATGTAAAGCTAGCAGATATAGTACCAGTCGTACTGTCAATGACAATAGAGTCGTTCATTGCAGTTAACACTGTACCAGCAGCTTGATACGATGCATCGGTTTTAATATATAATGTTTTTTCGGTCGTATTTACAACATAATCACCTGGTTCAACATCACTTATAGTTGTATGATCTGCAGCTGCTCCTCTATACTTATTACCTACTAATATACCTCCTGCTGTAGATGCATCACCAACAAATAAACGTTTATCATCGGTTGTATATCCTAGCTCGCCCTCTGATAGAACTATTTGCTGCCTATCAAGATTACTACCTCTCCTTACGAGGAGTTTAAGCAAAGTGTTTTCTAAAATTTCTATCTTTTTAGCCATAATTTAGTATCTAAAAATTGGTATTGCGAATCTATCAAGTGTTTGTGGGCTTCCGGTAGGACTTACACCTTGTGGTAAAGTCATAAACCCAGCAGATGATAAAACTATAGTCTCTACAACTGAGCGATCATAATTTCCGGAAATGCAATTTACATCTGTTTGTCTTACAGTAACGTTACGAATATTATCCTTATTACCATACCCGTTAAATGCATTGGTATCGCCGCCGTTAGCGGTAAGTGCATCGAAAATAGATGATGAAAGTGTAGTTACTAGTCCATTAGCATCACGACTTACAGATGCTAGAGGAGACCCGGTGGCTATAAATTTTTCTTTTAGTGCTAGTTTATTTGCAGCTAATGTGAAATCATCTGTATCAATTGTATTTGTTAATGCAGCATGTGGAACTGCTGATAACTCTAATTTGCCAGAGGTGTATGTAAAGTTCTCTGTCGCTTCTATACTTATAATATCACCATTACCACCACTTATACCGTTCGCAAAAGATGCTCTACTAATTTCATCTACACCTATATTAATTACTGATAATAAATTAGTAGCAGTTATACCAATAGTTGTATCATCTATATTTGCTGAAAGACCTTCTACATTATTAAATGCTAAGCCGCCTTGACTATAAATAACATCTGCTTTTAAACTTGATGCAGCTATAGAGTTTGTTTGAAAACGTAATTTATTTTCAGCATCAAATGAAAATGTATCAGGATCTACTCTTGTTCCAATATATGACCAACTTTTTGCAGAAGCATAATCAGCGGCAGATAATTGATATAGAAAATTATTATCATATACTAAATCTCCAATAGTTGCGTTAGATAGTAGTGTTCTAGATCCTACGGTTATCGGAGGATGCGCTATATTACCTATGATATTACCACCTGGAGTAGCCCCATCACCAACGAAAACTCTTTTTGTATCTGTAGTATATCCTAATTCACCCTGTTCAAGTGTAACAACTTGCCGTTGACTATCTGTACCTCTTCGAATTTTAAGTTTTACGATTTCAATATCCATTATCTATAAAGTTAAGCTGTTCTTTTCCATATATACATACCGTAACCTGGTGGTGTATTATTATGTGGCTGATTTTCTCCTGTAAACCCGTTACCTGTCCATTGAAATTGCTTACCGGCTGCGTTAGTATCTGCTGGTACCTCTGAAACATCAGAAGGTCCGGTATTAGTACCAGCAGCTCTTGTTACTGTATGAAATTGTTGACCGGTAGTTGGGTGTATGTTATTATGTGTATGAGATGGTAGCTCAGTTGTATTTAAAACATGATTATATCTACCCTCTGTTACTCCGTTATCACCAACAACAACCTCACGTTGCTCGTTTTGAGTATCAGTACCTGTACCAACACCTGCAATAAATTTACCTTGAGCAGTTTGTTCCCATGTACCCCCAAATGTAGCTTGTGGGTTAGTACTATCTGTTGATATATAGATAGCTCCTACAGGGTAGATTCTACTAATAATAGCTGCTAGAAGAGTATCACCTAAAGCAGTACCATCAACTGGTCCATCGGCTGAAATACCATTACCGGCTTGACCTATTTTCAATCCACTTTTATTACCGAAACCATCATAAACGTATTCTAAGCCGGAAGCCGGTATTGTTGTACCCTTAGCATGGAGAACACCTACGTATGTATCACTAATATTGGTGTTTGTTAGAGACGTTGTTGCCATATACAATTATATTTATTTATATAACCTATATTATGCAATTAAATCTCAATAATACTTTTTAAATTGTACTGTTTTTGTATCTTAGACTCTATATCAGTAGTTATTAGGTTAATAATATTTAACTGCATTTCATATATCTCGTTAAAACTTCTATTTAATACTTCAACTAATGCCTCTTCGTTACTATGAACAGCTATATTTTCGAGATCTGTTTGAATAAATTTTGAAAAATCGAGATTATATCCATAATCATCTAAAACTAATACATTGTTTTTATATTTACCTCTAAATCTACCAACAATATTATTTTTAATAATAAGTATATCTTTAATTAGCTTAAATATTTCTTTATTAATTGTAGATGTTTGGATATATTCCTCCTTATTTAAAGATAGTACACTTTTACCATAATTGTTATAATTATTATCTTTAAGAACTTTTTCATATGCAGTAGTGGTAGGCTCGTTAAAAAAATAAAACCTACTATTAGTAGATAGTATAACTTTATCAGTACCATCAGGTCCTTGAAATATATTAAACCCATTAACATCATTATCTATTACACCAGCAGCACCTTCATCTGTATTGGTAACCTCTTGTAGATTCCATAGAAACTGTGCATCCTTAAAGTTAACATCTTGATAATTCCATCTATTATTAAACGATTTATCTGCAACTTGAAAATCGATTAAAAATTGTTTAGCTGGTCCAAAACTACCTATAACTTCTGCTGGTCTTGTTTTAAACTTTTTATAAACACTTCTCTGTGTGGTAAAGTACCAGTAGTTACTCGATGCTTTTGAAAAAGATACCTCTTTAACAACTTCACCTGGTTGTAGTAAATCGTCTAATTCTACTCGCTCTATATCTGATTGGTTACTAGTGCTAAATCTATAAAGATATGCGGTATTAAGCTCGCTAAATTCATCTACTGCATATGTTACAACATATAGTACCCCAAAATCGGGATCATATTCCATACCTCCAAATGTTTCTTCGTTTAAATTTATAGAATTTATACTAGTAATAAAATTAAAATTTACATCAAATATCTTTACAACCTTATTACCTGAATCAAATACAGCGATCTCATGTTCGTCACAAGCTACTACAGTTGGCGCATTAAATTTTGTTTGTCTTGTAGCTCCACCGTACCCACCGACCAACTCTATAAAATTACGTCTTTGACCTAATAGTGTATCCGTGCTAACACTTTTCGCAACATCACCGCTTGTAAATCCAGATATATCATATTTTATAACTACATTATCGACTTTATCAGATATAAAAGCGTAATTTTTATTTGTTGCTATACCCCCCAACTCTTTAAAAGATAGCTCGTTTTCATCAGTAGTTTCATAACCGGTAGATTGTTCAACAATGTTTAAGTTAGTGCTACTACCGGTCATTGAAATAAACGTACTATTAGTTATAGCGAATAAAGCGAAGTGATCTGAATTATTTTGATCTATTTGAGAAGATACTTCAATAATCTCACCTACTGAGCTTAAAACTCGAGATTGAGAAAAAGGTATAGTATTAATAACTTCTGCAGCTGTAATATCGTTAGAGTTAATTGTTCTAAACGTTGTATCGCTAACACTAGTTATTGCGGCAAATGTAACAGAATTTGCAAATGGTAGCTCATTTGCTGCAATAAATAACCTAGAAAACATGTATGTGTTATTATCTTTAACATTGTCTAATTTTGACTTTAATAATTTATAATTAAAGTTATCGTTTATACTGAAAGTGCATTCATCCAACGTTTTAGGTAATTTCAAATCCAGATCACTAACAACACGATCTTTATAAAAAGGTGATAAAAACAGATCAGTCTCATATGTATTAACACCTACTAATAATTTACCAGTATCAGCTTCCGTTGCCTTACCTGATTTTACATCAACTGCCACGTAACCAATAAAATCGCTACCAGTTAAGGTAAATGTGCCCCCAGCTGTATATATTCTCTTATATGTTGTGTAATCAATCATGAGTAATCTTTAAATAATATGTTATTTACTTTGATACCAGCTGGTAATATATCTTTCGAATCATTTAAAATGCTAGTCTTTATTTGAGATCTAACAGTTTCGTCAGTTATATTTAAATTTTTAACCACGATATCAATATTTTTACTTGAATTATGTCGACCAAGTTTAAAGAATCGTTCTATTTGCGTTTTATTATTTCTTTGACTACAAGGAAGCGAAAGCGTAATATCATCTATTTGTTTATCTTGTATATATAATGCATAAACAGTATTTGTATCTACAGCTTTATCAAAAACAGTAAAGTTTTTAAGTAATAGATCTTTAATATAATAATACCCCGGTTGTTTTAAATATGTAGATAAATCTAAACCGCTTTGGAATCCAGATGATCCTATATATAGCTCATCATTAAAAATATCTTGTATTTGATATTTACCAGGAGGTGACGTTATATTCTCATGTAATGCTCCGTTTACATATAATGTAGAATTGCCCTGTATACTATCAAACCTATAGGTGAATGTATAGAATCCGGATTCTATACTAGACGTATCAAATGATATAGTTTGATTTAGTATATCTTCTCTATCTAGATAGTTTTGTAAAGTTAATTTAAAGTCTATAGATGTACTATCATATAGTTTGTTAATAATATTATAATTTGTTATTGGTATATTAGCTGTATTAGTATCTTTTAGTACATTGAGCTTAGTTGCAACTACTACACCCTTTGAAAGATATAAATTATGTTGTTTATCTTCTACTAAGTATACCGGGTACTGTACTTTTGAACCGTTAATATACTCATTAACAAAATCAACAGAGAGTATCTTACCACCTGATAAAGGATTAAATTCATCTCCATCCCCCTCTACTTCATCAAAAGTAGAAGACAATTGAAACACCCCGCTTGTATTATATTGATAAACTACATTCTCAGTAGCTACGTATAAATTATCTTCTATTATATTAATATCTGCAATTGGGGTTGATGATTTAAGAAAAGCCTCAGGCTGCGATCTTACATCATGCTTGACAACATAATTACTAACTACATAAAATATAGTATTATTATTTTCCCATCGTAGTTTTGTACCGGGTAATTTATAAGTTACATTATCGATATCAACAATATTCTCATAAAAAGGAAATTGATCTTTATATACATCAAATTCTGCAGCTGTGAGTGAAACAGCTTCAAGATTATTAACATTAAGCTTGTTAACTTCCCCGGATGAAGATATATATTTAATATTATCAACATTTTGATTACCTCCAAGATAATTAACTATTCTAGAATTGCATTCTAATCTAACCTTATTACCCTGAGAATCGACTTTATAGTAAAGATTGCCACTAGTAGCTATAATATAATCTTCCATTGCACCGCGCTTATAGACATCTTTAATAGCAGTCTTAAACTCAACTTTGTTGAGAAGGGTGAAATCAGAATTATATATGTATAAAATTTTACCACTTACGACATGTAAAAATGGAGTAACTGTTTGATCTTGAAAAACACCAAACCCCTGGTTAGTGTTATTACCTAAAAGCTGGAACCCGTACTGTTTATTAGGATGGAGATATGCATCAAAAGAGATGGTGAAGGACTTACTATTATTGATTGCCTCATATACACTAAGCTTAGAAAATATAGTACCATTATAAAATAATTCATTTGAATCATAATCAACGCATTTGTTTTCTGTTTCACCTCGTACTATTCGAGAAGTAAAATAACTATCAAAAGACGATACAATAGGTGATTGACTATTAACAATATCTTTAATATCATTTAAACCGACCCGCTCATATTTCATAGGTAAGTTAGGAACGATTGCTAGATCACTCTTCTTATCAAAAAACTTGTTTTGGACTAATTTACTATTAGCTATATTTAAAGTATTACTATCCACATCATCAGAAAAGGATGGAGCATATCTTGGTATATTAGATAAAGCCTGCTCTTTAGAAATTTTATCCGGGTAATAATACCTATCAACCCATAGTCCATCTACACCTAAACTATTTGCAGATAACCAAGTGCATAAAAACCTACCATTCTGATATACGCCAGTAGTATTTCTTTTCGCATATATTTTATCAGATAGAGCAGGTGAAGGTCCAGCAAAACTACCATTCTGAGTAAAAGTAGTATCATTAACGTTTAGTCTTTCATACGGGTATATAGCAGAAGGGGCTTTGAAATGTGTATCTGCTCCGTTTTTAATAAATATATCTTTATCGTAAAATGTATAGTTAAGGTTTATCTTTTCAGATCCACGCTCCTGCTCATTTCCAGTATAAAATGTATTATATGTTCTATAATCATAATTACCTATACCACTATCTATATCTAATAAATTACTACCCCGTTTAATAAAATTAAATTCCGATCTATAAGTATCAGTAGTAAAATAGTTTAACTCCATTTCACCAGCGCTTATATTATTATAATTTGTTTGAAATATATATTGCCCATTTTTGTCAAGAGCGCTATTTACTGTATCTATTTTTAAGTTGTTAATATTACCTTGTTTATAGTTAACAAAGCTATTATTAAGTGTAGGTATTACATTATCTAACGTATAATCTATATAAATTAACTGCTCTTCAGTTCTATTTAACCCACCACTTTGCATCTGAGTAAATGTCACGTTACTACCACTCAACGTAAGTATATTAAGATTATCATTAACATACTTATATAACTGTAGATACCCATCCTTTTCAATGATATATCTAAATACATCGTTTCTTTCAGTAGTGATATCACTTATATCACTTGCATATGTATAAAATACAGGACTATTTGTACTAGGCACATAATTTAAAAAATAATCTTTAGAACCATTATTATGTTTAATTCTCGTATATTTGTTATTAATAATTTCCAACTCAAAGAAAAAATTATTAATAGTCCCGTCAATATCTGTAAAGTTTTTAACACCTAACGGTCTCTGATCATCTGTAGCAGATAAGCTATTTGAAGAGTATATATACAGATATTGAGGATCTTTATTACCTACTTTAAAGAATAGCTTTGTAGTTAATGTCTCTTGAGTAGGTTGAGATAAGGATGATAGCTGTATAAAATTAGTTAGTTTATCTTTATCAGTTATATATAAGTTAGAATAATTATTTATTTTTGCATCCCGGGTACCTGAAAGAGCATTAATATGATTAACATGAAACTCTTGCTCGAGTGTAGATTTTTGTTGGTTGATTGTAACAAACCTATCCACAAAATTTGCAGTAGGAAACGCGACTGAGCTTACCGATCTGTTATAAGTACTTACCACTACGTTTATTTAATTGCAAAATATATTTTAAAACTTAATTTCTCTCCAATAACGTAATGTATGTCTGCTTATTATATTTACTTTGCAAATTAGCAACAGTATCTGATGTTAAACTGTGTATCTGGGTATTAACTACTGATAACTGTTTTATATTATCATAATAAGACTCGTGCACTAACTTAATAGGTTGATATATATTAACATAATAACCATCACTAAAAGTTATTAAAAGTTGAGCTGTTAAATTAGTAAAGAACGAGTTAGGTGTTGGTGAGTAATCATAATTATAAACAGTTAATATCGATCCACCTAATTTACCATATAATATTTCATCAAATATAGTATTTTCTTTATAGTTATATACAACATCTTTCGAGTGATATTCAACTTCTGAACCATCACCCCAATCAATATCAAGAGTTAAAGCGCGTGCTTGATCTTCTTGTATACCGGTAAGTATAAATTGGAAAGTATAGTCACTTTTTGCTATAAGCTCACTTTGCTTAATAGACATATTCTCAGATATAGCTGATAGATTGGTGTGTGATATTATCATATCGTTAGTTTAAAGTTATTAACTGTAAAGGATCCACTGTTTGTGCTTATTGCAGCAAAGCGAGTACTCTCTCCGAAAGTTGTTGATCTTATCGAACTTTCTAAAGTATTATATTTAGCTACTTTATTAAGAGTCATTTCACGGTTATTTAATTCAAATTCTATATCATATATATGTGTTAATTCGTTTAGATCATTTATAATATATGTTAATTTGAATAAATTATTTAATTTGTTATATGCTAAGTAAGGTGTTTGCACTTTATCTACTGCAAAATTATTATTATCTATACCTGATAAACTTGTTCGGAATGAGCTTAAAGCTTGTTCTGATGTTTCTGTTGGATATAATTTAGTATATTTGTAGGTTTGGGTGTTATATTCATATATATTTGGAACTATATACCAGTAATTTTTAGCAAGAGACGCTCCAGTGATATATGATGTAGATATTGTTTCGAATATAGTAAAATATACATTATCTGTCCCTTCTAGATAAAATCGATTTGAAAATTGATTTATTTTATCACCGCTATTGATAGTGAATAAAGTATTTTTCGTTGATGGTGCTTCAAAGTTACCGTCATTATAAGATATTTTATCTATTAGTAGAGTACTAGGTGTTTGCAAAAATATACAATCATTAATAATATCAAAATCTACTATATTATAATTTATATCTGATTGTATTGAGTTACTATATTTTGATAATATATTAGAGAGTTGAGCAGATAGAATTTCAGAAGTAGAATACCTTTGATTTTTAATGTATAATTTACCTGCAAGTCTTCTCCTATCTTCATTATTTAAAGTTGCATTACTTGAAGATAAAGTAGATACTACAGTTGCAGAAGTATCGCTTATAGTGTCGATAAATAACTCTTGCTTATTTTCAGCGTAATCGAAAGTATTTTCTAATGATATTTCATCTGTAAAATAACCACCGTTGTAATATTTATATTGATCACCAGCAGATAAGTAATATCTAATATCTGTACTAAAGTCAAACGAGTAATTATTACCTGCTAAAGCAAATAAATCATCTTCAGTATTAATATTAGAAAGTGGGGATTGATCTGTTATAATTGCACCTAATTCCGGAAAGGTAGCTTCTGCAAAAATAGTATAATAGTAATTTTTTAGCCCTGGCCATTCTGGTAAAAAAGCAGAAGATAGGGGTTCAGGTAATAGTGTATTATCTAAAAATGCAAAAGACCCACCGTCTCGGAATATAGGCTTAATATTTCTTGTGGATTCTATTTGCTCTTGGTATGGTGCAAATTCTCTAAAATAAAGATACATATCTGGGGTTAGATCGGCTAGCCCGTTAGTAAAGGATGTTATTCCAGACCGTATTGAACCATCTTCTAATGTACCGGTTGTATCGTAATTAAAATTATAGCCTTCACTCTCATCAAAAAATGTATGACCATTAAGAACTAAATTTAAAATGTT